TATTCATGGTGTCATAAGTGCCATAATCAAACGATTAAACAAAGGCACTGCATTAATCACAATACAGAAGAAACCAGCAGCAACAATGGGAACGGGTGGTATTTACTCTATCAAGGCGGCAACTCTAGCAATTGCCTTAGACTGGGGCAAAATTGAGATTGTCAAGAATAGATTCAGGGAAGCAGACATGACGCCTTCACTTAACAAGATTAACTTTGAAGTGCATAAAGGACATGAATTTGTGAAGCAAGGGGGCTGGTACAAATGACAAACAAGTCAAAGAAATATTGTGCTGCATACCCTTGCAATCAGATTGCCGTCAATGGCGCTTATTGTGCCCTACATAAACCCGCAGCGGCACCAAAAGAAACTGACCCGTTTTATCTGTCTGTTCAGTGGCGGCGCTTTCGGGACTGGTACATAGGTAAGCATCCATTATGCGAACAGTGCGAACGTGAAGGCCGCTTGATCCCCGCTGATATGGTGGATCATGTCATTGAGATCAAGGACGGCGGGGCGAGGTTATCTGAAGAGAATGCTCAGGCATTATGTTGGAAGTGCCATGCAGTGAAGACAGCAAGGGCAAAAAATCATCGGAAATCCGGCGGATATAACCGCGCTGGTAGTCAACTTGAGAGTTAATTTGGATTATGGGCAAACGTGGGCCGACATCGGCAGCTAAAAAATCAGCTAAACAGCAGAAACCTTGCAGATCAAAAGTTTTGCCGTGGAATAAGAAAAATTTATCAAGGGCCGCACGTGTTATTGCCTTTTGCGAATATTTGCCGATCACTGCCGGGATTCATGCAGGCCGAAAGTTGAAGCTTCGAGACTGGCAGAAGGAAATTGTCAATTCCATTTATGCAGTCGATAGAAAAGGCAAGCGAAAAGTCAGAACCGCCCTTGTCACCCTACCCCGGAAAAATGGAAAAACTGCCCTTGCTGCTGCATTGGCCTTGTGTCACCTGCTGGGGCCGGAATCAGAAGAGCGCGGGCAAGTCTTCAGTTGTGCTTCAGATCGAGAGCAAGCGGCAATAATATACCGGGAAATGGAAGCAATCATCCTGTCAGTGCCCGAATTCGAGGCCCGCTGCCATATTCAATCATTCCATCGGACAATCACAGACACGGAAACCGGCAGCGTTTACAAGGCAATGTCAGCGGATGCACGCAAGGCCCACGGATTAAGCCCTTCATTCATGGTCTATGACGAATTGGCGCAGGCACCTGACCGCGAACTATATGACAACCTTGTCACCGGCACCGGCGCACGAAAAGAGCCGCTTATGGTGGTTATCAGCACACAATCGGCAGACCCTAATCATATCATGTCCGAGCTTGTGGACTATGCCTTAAAGATCAAAGACGGCACCCTGCCCGATGATCCCGCCTTTTATGGGTGTGTTTATGCGGCACCCGATGACTGCGATCCCTGGGATGAAAAGACATGGTTTGCTTGTAACCCGGCACTTGATGATTTCCGATCACTGGAAGAAATGCGGATTTTCGCAGAGCAAGCAAAAAAAATACCGGCAAAAGAGTCAGTATTTAAAAACTTATATCTAAATATGAGAGTTGATCCCACTGCAAAATGGATTGCCTCAACTGACTTCGAGGCGTGCGTGGGAGAAATACCGGACTTATCCGGGCGTGAATGTTACGCGGGCCTTGATCTATCATCGACACAGGATTTAAGCGCCTTATCCCTTTGCTTTGCACCCATTGAAGAGAATGAACCTTTTTATACGCTGCATTATGCATGGTGCCCGGAAAATGCGATTAAAGCCCGTTCTAAGCAAGATCGCGTCCCTTATGATTTGTGGAACCGGCAGCAGTATATCGAAGCTACACCAGGCAGCGTGATTGATTACGGCTATATTCTCAAGCGGATTGAGGCAATCAGCAAACAATATAATTTAAAAGCAATTCTATTTGACCGCTGGGGCGCGACAAAGATCATTAAAGACCTTGAAGACATGAATTTAACAGTGCTGGAATTTGGTCAAGGCTTTGCTTCTATGTCTCCACCTTCAAAGGAACTCGAAAAGCTGGTTTTGCAAAGAAAGATCATAGTTCCCGACAATCCGGCGCTTAAATGGTGTTTTTCAAATGTCATTGTCGAAGTTGATGCCGCTGGCAATGTTAAGCCCAGCAAGAAACGCAGCAAAGAAAAAATTGACATGGTTGTCAGTTCAATCATGGCGCTTGACGGTGCGCTACGCAACCAGAAGAAAGAAGTTACTCCAACGATTTGTTGGATATGAATATTTGTCCACAATTGTGGACATTTTAAAATCAGGCGGGTTTGGGCTTAATTACCCCGAACCTATACAAACGAGCGGCATTAGGGTGCCCTAACACCTTAGTGCCGTTTTTTTGTGCCTGAATATCAAACTGAACGTCTCCGAATCGGAGACAAAAAGGAGGTTTAGGTGGAAAAAAGAAGTTTTGAAATTGATGTTGGCAGTATCCGGGCGGAAACCCGGACGATACAGGCAAGCTTATCAAGTGAAATGCCTGTCAAGCGTTATGACGGTGAAGAGGTTTTATCTCATAAACCGGGGGCCGTGGATTTGAGCCGGGCACCCTTACCGCTGTTATGCAGTCATAACAATTCATCATTGCCGGTGGGAGTCGTGGAGGGCTTAACAGTAGCAGACGGCAAGCTCAAGGGCACCATACGCCTATCAGCAAATCAGGATGCCTTGTGGACAGACATTACAGACGGAATTTTGCGGAATCTGTCTATCGGCTATCAAATCACAGAAAAACAGAAAACTAAACGCGGCTACATTGCCACAAAGTGGATGCCTTACGAGTGTTCACTTGTGGCGGCACCAGCAGACAACACAGTCGGAATAAACCGATCAATCAACCAAAAAGGAGAAAAAAAGAACATGGATAAGAACGACATTTTGAAAAGTAAAAAAGCGGCAATTGATGAAATGGCGGAACTGGCAAAGAGCGGCGAAAATGCCGAACGCATGGAAGAATTAAAAGGTGAAATCCGATCTTTTGACAGCAGACTTGAAGCCTTTGACATGGCCGATGCAGCGAAAAAAGACACGAAGTCTTTTGTGCCGGATATTAAAAAAGAGAATCGGTCAATCATTGAAATCGTCGGCGGGCCTGTTACTAACCGCACATGGGCGGGCATGTTCAATCAGGGCCGGAAACTGGAAATCAATGAAGATGAAATCCGGGCTTTCCGCGCTTCGATGGTTGAGGGTGTGCCTGCATCTGGCGGTCTTTCCGTACCTGATCCCTTAGCGGCGCAGTGGCTGGATGACAGCATTGAGTCAGAAATCATTCGCCCGCGTGCTACCGTATGGCCTATGGAATCAGCTACCCGTAAAGCCTTGGGATGGGATGCGGCCGATCAAGCCGGCGGCACTCTCTTTGGTGGTTTCAAAATGGAATTTTTAGCAGAGGAAGGCACCGGTAATAAACAGACTGGCAAACTCCGCACAATTCAGCTTGGGGCAAACAAGGGCGCTATCTTTGTTGATATATCAAACGAACTTCGGGAAGATGGTCAAGGCTTCGAGGCCCAGCTTGACAGAGCTATGAGAACAAGCATCGGTTACGGCATGGATGAATATTTCATCGGAGGCAGTGGCGCCGGGCAGCCCTTGGGAATTAGAAATGATCCGGCAAAAATCACCGTTGCCAAAGAAACCGGGCAGATGGCGGACACTATAGTCTACCCGAATTTAACAAAAATGTTTTCCCGTATGTATCCCGCTGGCCGTCAACGTGGAATCTTCCTGGCTAATGACGACACGATTCCCCAGTTGCTTTCTCTTTCAATAACTATGGGAACAGCAGGCGCACATGTTCCCGTAATGACCGAAAGCAATGGTCAGTTCAAGATTTTAGGCCGTCCGGTAATATTCACAAGTCACATGCCGACCCTGGGGGATGCCGACGACATAATGTTCGTTGATTTATCTCAATATGCAATCGGCATTAGACGCGGTTTAACACTGGAAAAAAGCAATATACCGGGATGGACACAAGACCTTATGTCCTATCGTGCCCTTCTGAGATTCGATGGCCAAGGAATGTGGAATCAGGCAATCACGCCGAAAAATGGCAGTAGCTTGTCTTGGTGTGTTGGTTTGGCCGCACGTTAATTTTTAACCATAGGCGGGCCTTCGGGCCTGCCTTTACCAAAAGGATAAAAATATGAACTTTCCATTTTTAAAAAGAAAAAGATCATGGGCGAATCTTGACGCTTTCGAGGGCCGGGAAACTTCGTCCGGCATACATATCAATGAAACCGTGGCGCTGGGCATTCCCGCTGTTTATGCCTGCATTCGTGTATTAACCGAGGCCATAGCATCATTGCCACTGATTACTTATGAACGCTTTGACAATGGCGATAAGGAACGGGCACGGGAATTTTCGCTTTTTCGTCTTCTGCATGATTCGCCTAACCCACTTATGACATCTTTTGAGCTTCGGGAATTGCTTGTGGGGCATTTATGTATTCGTGGCAATGCCTATTGCTACATTGAGCGCGACAATGGCGAAATAGTGGCTTTGTGGCCGTTACATCCGGACAAAGTGACGGTGGAAGTATCAGGCCGGGAGCTTATCTATAAACATCAAAACGACGGCACCGAGAAAAAATATCCCATGAGTGACATTCTGCATATCCGGGGGCTGTCTGCTGATGGAATAACAGGTTATTCACCGCTTACATTGCTTCGTGATTCCTTTGGATATGCAAAAGCCGTGACTGATTATTCATCAAGCTATTTCAAGAACGATGCATCACCGGGGGGAATCCTGTCAACTCCGAACTCTTTGAGTCCACAGAGCCATGCAAACTTGAAAGAATCATGGTTATCAGGACACGCGGGCAAAGGTAAGCATCACCGGATTGCAATCATGGACAACGATTTAAAATGGCAATCCATAGGCGTATCACCGCAGGACAGCCAGCTTATCGAATCACAGAAATTTAGCGTGGTGGAAATTGCCCGTGTTTTCCGGGTGCCGCTCAATCTGGTTATGGACTATGAACGCAGCACATATTCCAATGTCACGGAGCAAAACCGCAGCTTCTTGACGCATACCCTTCAGCCGTGGTTGACCCGGATCGAGCAAGCTATGACAAAGTCTCTGTTAACCGAAGGTGAAAAAGAAAAATATTTCATCGAGCATTTAACACAGGGCTTTTTAAGGGCCGACACAAAAACCCGGTTTGAATCATACAAGGTTGCTATTGACGCGGGTTTTCTGACTATTGATGAAGTCAGGCAGCTTGAAAACATGAACCGTTTATCAGAACCGAAAGTTATGTAATGGAAAGAAGGTGTCCCATGACTTGTAAAGAATGCAATAATCGGAATCAATGCAAAAAACCATGTGAGGCCGTTAATAAAATTTTATGGAAAGATAATCATGTCATGGAAAAGCATTTCCCGGATTCAATCATTGTTTTCCCTGGCAGCACAAGGGAAAGACATTTTTCGGAATTGACCGATAAACAGCTTGATGAAATATCCGAAATAGATGTTATTCCGTGGAGTAGCGGCGATATGAACTTTACGCAAACAAAGGTTTTTATAGAGCGTTTCTTTAATAAAGTGCCCTGTAAGGAATTAGCAAAACTTTATGGTGTGAAGGAAAACACAATCGTTTGTATGTATAAAGACGCAGTTGAACGATTGAACAAAATCATCAAAACCATGGACGCAAGACGGGAGGGACTGAAAGCCATGAAACCGCAAAAATTCACAGACGATCAAAAATATTTCCTGCTGGTGCATGTTTTCGGGTTCAGTCAAATTGAAGTTGCCACAATGTTTAATCTGGATAGAAACAAGGTGAATATGGTAGTAAAACGCTTGACCGATAAATATTCACAGGCTTTTTCCGGTCTTCGTATGAAGACTAGTTAATAATAAAAAAGGGGGTAACAAGATGAACGATGAATTATTAAGTGCATTGAAAAGAGAAATGAAGTTACAGGACAAGCTTATAAAAATAATCAACCAGATAAATAAACTCCCCGCTGTTCAGAGAAAAAAATTAGTGACAATGAACATTATCGATTCAAAAGACGATAATAAATTGGCTGACATGATAAAGGAACATAAAGAGATAAAAAAACTTCTAAAGAATGAAACAGAAAGCGCAGAGTCCGTATATAACGGACTGACAAAAGATGAAATGGTTAAGAGGATAACCGGGCAGTGAAAAAATATAGCATCGAACCGGGGCGGGTGTGAAAGCATCCGCCTTTTTTATTCACTGGTAGCAAGGTGGTAGCACAACAAAAAAAGAGGGGCTAGCAAAACTCGCTAACCCCTTGATTTTATTGGTAGCGGGGGTAGGATTTGAACCTACGGCCTTTGGGTTATGAGCCCAACGAGCTACCGGACTGCTCCACCCCGCGATATTTGAAAAACGTTGACTTTACACCATTATCTCCACTGTTTGTCAAGGAGTAATTTTCAAAATCCTTGATCGATATCAACGGATTGAATAATCTTACCCGGTTATGTAGCCCATAAGGCGGTAAATCAGTTTGGCGGC